CCTCGCCTCCTTTCGCGCGCGATCTGCGGATTCTCGGATGCTTCCGAGCGAATTGGAGCGCGACGTTCTGGATTTGCCCTGGATTAAGGAATTGGGGCCTATTCCGGATGATGAGCGTTTGCCACGGATTATGAGTGCTCCGCATCCGCGTGCTGTGTATTCGTGGGTGACGGAGTGGGAGCAGTTTTGTCGTGTGGAGTTAATGTGGATTCCGTATTGGTGGCAGAGACTTGTTGCGGCGCGCATTCTGGAATTCGATATTGAGGGTCAGCCGGTGTGGCTGAGTGCGTTTCTGAGCACGACGCGTCAGGTGGGGAAGAGCGCGCTGCTGCGTTCGCTTGCTCTGTTCCGCGTGAGGCGTCCGGATTTGTTCGGTGGTGCGCCTCAGACGTGCTATCTCGCGTCCACGACGCTTAAGCAGGCGGACGAGGTAATGCGTCCTGCGTTGCTGTGGGCGGACGGAGCTGACGGGTGGAAGGCTCATCGCGCTGCGGGCAATACGCGCGTCGAGGCGCTGGATTCCGGGCGGTGGCTTGTGGGTCCTGCGGGCTCGTCTCACTCATTCAGTATCAATATGCCGATGACGGATGAGGCGTGGGGCATTGAGCAATTGACTGTTGAGGATCACCTAGAGCCGACGATGCTTGCGGCGGATTGCCCGCTGCTGCTTATCACGAGCACAGCGCACCCGGAAGCGACAATGTTTGTGCCTAATGTGCGTGCGCGTGCAATTGACGAATTGGAGGAGCCGGAGGACAGGCTCATTATTGAATGGTCCGCTGACGCAGCGTTTACGGACCCGCTGGACGAACGCCTGTGGCGCGTCGCTTCCCCGCGCTGGACGGCGCAGCGGCAGCGTCTTTTGCGCAGCAAGACGGGAGCAGCGGATTTCTCGCCTGTGTCGTTCCGTGCCCAATACATGAATCAGTGGCTCGACCGTGCAGAACTGAATATGCGCGTGAAGCTGGCGGACCCGACACTCTTTGCGCGCTGTCAGGGTCCGGGCGTCACGGGCATGGGCTCACCTGTCGTTGTGAGCGTCGAAGATTGGTTCGGGCAGGAAGGAAGCGTGGCCGTCGCAGAAGTGCGAGAGGGGCGAATCTACGTGTCCGGAGAGACGTTCCCAACGCGCTCCGCTGCGTTCGATTACGTCGATTGGTTCGTCCGCGCGTTTGACTCATCGGAACTGCGCGTGCTCGTCGGAGCCACGCTTTCATCCGACCCGCGCATTGAGCAATTGCCGCTTTCCGTTGAGCGGCGCGGATTCCGGGAAACGCGCACAGCAATTGGTCTCTATCGCTCATTGCTCCGCGACAGGATTCTGGTACATGATGCGGAGGCAACGGACCTCACAACGCAGATTCTCGGAACGCGTCTCGCGTCTAGCTCCACGACAGGAGCACGCCTAGATATGCACGCTCAGCGCAATGACCTGACCGTGGCGGCATTGTGGGCTGTGCAGGAAGCGGCAACAGCGTTCGGAATGGTGGTCGACGAATGACGCAGCCAATGAGTCGGCAACTGCGCACAGCACGCTCATTGCCGCATCCGACTCCGGACCCGCGTTCACAGCCTCCTAACGACAATATCCCCGGCGTGAATCCCCCGCCGGTCACAGCCAATCCGCCCGGTGACTTCTCCCCCGTGAGCGTCGGTCCTAACGCGTCCGACGGTTTCGGCAATGACAACATTACGGTTTTCGGGCAGAACGCACCGGCTCCTGTTTCCGCGTGGAGCGGTTGGCCGAATCAGTGGAACACGCCGCTTTGGAATTCAACGGCGGACAATGGTTCTCCGCTTTCCATGTGGACACGACTGGCCGATATCGTCTTTGCGTGCCTGGATTTGAACACGTCGATTCTGTCGAGTATGCCGCCGTATCTTGTGAACAACGGGGACAAGCAGGGCGGACGAAGCTGGCTCGTCAATCCGGAACCAATGGCGTATGTGTCGTGGGCTGAATTCGCTAAAGAGGCGTTCTGGTCCTACTTTGCAGCAGGCGAAACAATCCTCTATGCGACGGACCGTTTTGCCGACGGGTTCCCGTCGCGCTTCATGGTGCTGAATCCCGCATATGTGAATGTGGAGCGCGTCGCCGGACGCATTGAATACTCAGTGGCCGGCGCGCCCGTAAACTCTGACGACATTCTGCATATCAAATACACATCATGGCCGGGTGACTTGCGCGGACACTCGCCGCTAGAAGTAGCAGGCGCACGGCTGCTCACGATTGCTGCGCTACAGAAATACGCCACGAATCTCGCGACCACGGGTGGACTCCCACCGGCAATCATTAAGTACCCGCGTCGCGCCTCACGCGCTCAAATGCGACAGATGCAGATTGACTGGATAGAGGCGCGCGCGTCGCTCATGGGCGTTCCTGCGGTGCTTGCAGACGGTGCAGAGCTGGACGTGCTGAATCCGCAACTGCAAGACGCAGCGCTAGCGGACCTGTCGAAATTCTCAGAGTCGCGGATTGCAACGCTGCTGAGCGTTCCGCCGTTCCTTGTCGGGCTCGCCTCCGAGGGCGGCACAACGTATATCAATGCGACCAACGTCTTTGACTTTCATTGGAGAGCGGAACTGCGACCCAAAGCGCAGGCGTTCGCCGCCGCTCTCGCGGGCTGGCTTCTGCCGCGCGGCTGGACAATGGAACTGGATAGAGACGATTACATTAAGCCGGGAATGTTCGAGCGCGCGCAGGCGTACTCGATGCTCATTCAAAGCGGCGTGCTTTCCCCGGTCGAGGTCCGCACAATGGAACGTTACGACACAGTACCGGGCGACAATGACCCAATCCTGCCCGATAGCGACGCGGGAAATCAGACGTACGGAACGCCGGGACGACCGACGCAAACGAATACCGGCGCAGGAGTACAGGAGGCAGTGACGCCATGAGCACAGAGCCGCGCGCTTTCTACGTCCGCGAGCTGGCACACGTTGACGTGGACGCTGAGCACGGCACAGCAGAAGCGTTGCTAGTGCCCTACGACCGACCGACGCCGATTATCGAAATGCAGCCACAGCGCGGGCGCGTGTCCTACGTGGAGGTATTCCGCAAAGGCGCATTTGAGCGCGCCATGCGTGCCGGTGCTGGGCGCATTCCGCTTGTCTACAATCACAGCGAATCATTCGGCGACCGAATGGGCGTGCTTACGCGCTTCTGGGAAGAGGACGACGGATTGCACGGCGCTCTCCGCTTCGACCGGTCGAAACTAGAGGCAGTGCAAGACGCTGTGACGACCTCACACAACGGCATATCCATTGCGTTTATCAGCGTCGTTCCTAAGGCGTTCTCTGAGCGCGACGGAAGCACCGTGGAGCGGCGCTCCGTGATTCTGGAACACGTCGCTGCTGTGAACACGCCTGCTTACGCTGACGCGCGTGTGCTCGCTGTGCGCAATCTCGCGGACGAGCTGGAAGACGTAGAGCCGACTGCTGCGGATATCTCCGAGCGCGAGCGGCAGGCGCAGATTGACGCGCTCCTGAGAGAAGCACACGACCTGATTTCGGCAGGAAATCGCTGGGCGTCCTTCCGGAAAGATGAGCCGCAGGTGTAGCGTCTGAATTCAGCGAGGACCACCCGCCGCAAAGGCTTCCCCCGCTCCGTTTTCTAGGAGTCATTGAAGCCGCAAAGCCGGGGCCGCTCCGCCTCCAAAGTGCAATGGCGTATTTGGGAGGGGTCGCTGTGGGCGACGTAATGATTGACCGGCTGCTTCATGAGCGAAACGCCGTCGAGGGCAAGATTAAGACGGTCGAGACGGTCGCAATTGACGAGAAGCGCGACCTGCGCCCGGAGGACCTGGACACTATCCGGACCTACTCCGAGCGCCTTAAGACAATTGACTCTCAGCTGGAGGTTGTTACTAACAACGTCCGCCTGAATGACAGTATTGCCGATCGCATTGCCGCTGTGAATGTTGACCGTCCGGTCGGCGGGCACACGTACCGGAGCGCGTCGGAACTTCTGTGGGACGCTCTGCGCCCGAATGACAATGACGCCCGTCTGCGTTACGCGCCTGTTCTTAAGCGTGCTGCTGAGCACATGGGAACGAAGGCAGAGAACACCGTTGCCGTTGCGGGTGGATTTGGCGGACTGTGGGTAGCTGGCCCGCAGGGTCCTGTCATTGACCTTCACCCCAAGGGCCGCCCGTGGCTTTCTGCGATTGGCGTTCGCCCTGCTCCTTCGTCCTTCTCCTTCACGCGTCCGCGCATTGTTGACCCCAACTTTGCAACCGCCGCCGCCGTGCAGGACAAGGAAAAGCAGGAACTGTCGTCAAAGAAGTTTGACATTGCCGCTGACACGCTCACGCTGGTTACGGTCGGAAACTACCTGAATGTTTCCCTCCAGGCGGAGCAGTTCATTTCCGGCTCTCTCGACATTGTGATTAACCAACTGCTCGCGCGCGTCGCATATGCGGAAGAGACGGCGCTCGCTGTTGAGGTCGCAAAGACGAATTCGACAGTAGACCTCGCAGCAGATGCGGACGGCGCTGCCGTGCGCGCTGCAATCTTCGAGGCTGCGGCGCTCGTCTATGACCAGACCGGCGCGCTTCCGGAATGGATTGCCATGGGGCCGCAGGGCTGGGCGCGGCTCGGTTCTCTTGTGGACCTCGCTAACCGTCCGCTGTTCCCGTACGTGAATCCTGTCAACGCTGACGGCTCTATGTCCCCGTCTTCGTTCTCGATTTCCGGAATCGGCCTCACGGGCATTGTCACGCCCGGGATTAAGGACGGCTCCTTCTTCGTCGGCAACGAGCTGGGCGTTGAGGCGTACGAATACCGATACCCCGTTCTGCAGGCTGTTGAGCCGTCGCTTCTCGGCCGTCAGGTCGCTGTTGCTGCGTCGATGGTTGTTTACCGCCCGACGACTCTGGAGTCCCCGGACAATGGTGTGACGCCCGGAGAAGGAAACGGCGTCGTCAAGATTGCCCCTGCGGGCGCTGCTGCTGCGTCCGCGCGGCGTCGGTAGGAAACAATGACAACGCTCTGGGACGAGAGTTACCCGCCGTCGCTCTTTGCGCCCGTAATCATTCCGATTGCGAGCGTGGCGGCGGGTACTCCCGGCGCGTTTGCGCCGGGGAACGCGCCCATTCCCGCGACCATTGCGGCGCTGCGTGCTGACGCCGTTGTGGGGAATGCAGGCACGAATAAGCCCGGCGCAGCGTGGACGACAGGGCAATATGTTGTTCTCGGCGATGCGTCGCACGCGTATTGGGATGGCGCAGCGTGGCAGACAGGCAATGCGCCTGCTCCGCTTCCGCCTGCTCCGACGCTCACGGGCGTTGCTCCGAATACAGGAGCAGCAGCCGGAGGAACCGTCACAGCGCTGACAGGAACCAATTTCACGGGCGCTACGGGCGTCACATTCGGCGGTGTAGCTGGAACAGCATTCGCCGTGACGAACGCAACGACAATCGCCGTCACTTCTCCTGCGCACGCTGCGGGAGCCGTTGCGGTTGTTGTGCAGCACCCGAGCGGCAACGCGACACAGGCAGGAGGATTCACCTACGCATGATGCGCGCTAGGAGCCTGCGTGAAGTGTCCTGGGCGGACCCTCAGGCGATTGCGGACGCCGCTATGCAGTCAATGGGCATGGACGCAGATACAGACGCTGACGCAGACGCTGTGCTAGTCGCTGCTAACACAGCGCTAGAACTGTTGGACGCGTACATGGGGAATCCGGAATTGCCGGAGCCGACGCCGACGCCTGTTCTAGACGCTGCTGTGCTTGTGACAGTCGAAACGTACCGGCGAAAGGATGCAACTTTCGGCGTACTCAACAACTGGACAACGGCTGACTTTGGACCCGTCCGCATTTCAACGGACTGGCTAAAGGCCGTGGAGAGCATGGTTCATCCGTGGATGCGCGACAGTTTCGGAATCGGGTAAGCGGTGGGAATCGCAACCGCAATGGACGCAGTAGTCGCCGGATTTCATGGCGTATCCGTCGCCGGTAGCGCAACAATGGACGCCTACCCGCTGCGAGCTGTAAGCGACCCCGCAGACATTCAGACGCCCACTGTTTGGGTACCGCTCCCAGATATCTCCTTTCAATTCCATAAGCAGCGCGCAGAGGTGACGTGGACTGCTTATCTCGTCGCTCCAAATTCGCCAAAGCAGAAGACAACGACCGAATGGCTCAGTCAGATGATTGACGCCGTTACAGGACTGTTCCCCTTCACGACAGGAGAACTTTTCACGCTGACACTTCCCGGTGGCGTCGCCGCACAGGCTTACAAACTCACCTGGCAATCACACATCGCGATTGGAGCAAGCAATGGCTGACGACGGCACCGGCACTCTCGGACCGGGCACTCTGACGATTGGCGAGACGGGCACCGAGATTGACGTTTCATGCCTCGTCAACAACGTTTCGATTGTCCCGGACATTAGCGAGGGCGACGAGAAGACAATGCTGTGCGGCACGACGAAGCGCAGCGCTGACACTATCTCGTGGGCAATCTCCGGCAATGTGGACGTTGACGCAGGCGAGGAAGCCGGATTCTTTGCGCTCACCTGGAACAACATTGGCGAGGTTGTGCCGTTCACGTACACGCCCAATACGGAGTTGGGAACTGTCGTCACGGGCAACCTGAAACTGGCTCCGCTGGAACTGGGCGCAGATAACTACGGCGATTTCCTCAACAGCGATTTTGAATTCGCTCTGGACAATTTCGACCCCAAGACGGCTGTGACGTACGGAACTCCTATCGTTCCCGGCGCTGCTTCTGCGACCAGGACGAAGAGCACCGTCAGTGTCTAAAGCGCCGATTGTCGAAGTGCGCGGCGTTAAGGAGCTGCGCAAGACGATGAAGCAGGCAGGCGAGGATCTAAGCGACCTCAAAGACGTGAACCAGGCTGTGGGCAATCTCGTCGTCGGCATCGCTCAGGGGATGGCTCCTAGCGTCTCAGGAGCGCTTGCAGGCTCTATCCGTGCGTCTCGCGCAGCAGGCGGCGTCAGCGTCAAAGCAGGAAGCGCAGGCATCCCCTACGCCGGTCCTATTCATTGGGGCTGGCCGAGACGCAACATTAAGGAATCGCTGTTCCTCACGAATGCCGCTGCGCAGACCGAGGAACAATGGGTGGCGCTGTATTGGGAAGGCGTAGACAAGATTATTGACCGCGTGAAGGGCGATGACGCATGAGCAGTGGACAACTTCAAATCGTGGTGTATCTCGAAGACAGAGACGCATTCACCGTGACGACGAAGCTGGTAGATCACAACGTGTGGGATATGACCCGCGCGCGTCATAAGTGGCCGACTGCACAAGACGCGCCGCTCACGTGGATGGGCTTTCTCGCCTGGTCTGCTGCTCGCAGGACCGGCGCAATTGAACCGTCGTTGACGTGGGAGCAGTTCCTAGAGAAGTGCCTTTCCGTGGAACGTCCGGAAGATGCGGAGGAAGACGAGAAGACGGCGGACCCTACCCTGCGGGCAGTTGGTCCCGCCTAATTGTTGAGATTGCGGTTGCAACAAAGACGCATCCGGGGCCGTGGTTTCTAGAGGATGAGCAGACCGTTATGACGGTGGTTGACATTCTGGAAAAGCGAGCCGAGGCAGTCGAGAAGGCCACGAAGTCGCCCAAGAGGAGGTAGCGCAATGGCAGGCAAGTCCGCCATTCTGACGCTGAAAATCCTCGCTGACGCGCGCGACGCAATGAAGGGCCTGGACGACACAGCCTCTTCCGCCGACAAACTGCAAAGCGGCGTCGGAAAGGCTGCTGTTCCTGCGGCTGCTGCTCTCGCTGCTCTCGGCGCTGCTGGGCTGAAAGCGGCTAGCGCTGCTGCGGAAGACCAGGCAGCAGCGGACCAACTAGCGCTAGCGCTGCGGAATAGCGCAGGTGCGAGCGACGCCAGCATTAAGAGCACGGAAGATTGGATTACGAAGACAAGCAAGGCCGCTGCTGTTGCTGACGATGAGCTGAGACCCGCGCTCGGAACGCTTGTGCGTGCTACCGGCGACGTGGAGGAATCACAGAAGGCAATGGGCGTCGCTCTCGACGTGTCCGCTGCGACAGGAACGGACGTGGAGAGCGTCGCTGGCGCACTCGCAAAGGCGTACGCAGGAAACACGACCAGTCTCGGCAAGATGGTTCCCGGCATTGATAAAGCGGTGCTCGCGTCCGGCGATATGAACGCGATTATGGCCGAGCTGGCGCGCACCACCGGAGGAGCAGCCGCAACAGCAGCGGACTCCGCTGCCGGAAAAATGGAGGGCATGAAAATTCAGATGGGCGAGGCCGAGGAAGCAATCGGCGGCGCTCTTCTGCCCGCGTTCGCTGGGCTCGCAACCATTCTCGCGACGGTCGCTGACTGGATTCAACGGAACACGACACTGTTTCTTGTTGTCGGAGGCGTCATCGCCGCGGCTGCTGTGAGCATTATCGCGCTCAACTTTGCGCTGAAAGCCTACGCAATCGTTCAGCAGACCGTTGCTGTTGTGACGAAGATTCTAAAGGCCGACACTATCGCGCTTAACCTCGCGTTCCTGTCGTCGCCTGTGTTCTGGATTATCGCCGCTATCGTCGCGCTCATTGTTGTGATTGTTCTCATCGCAACCAAGACCACATGGTTTCAGGATATCTGGAATGCAGCATGGTCCGGAATTAAGGATGCAGCGGAAGCGGTGTGGAACTGGCTACAGGGCGCCGCCGTGGCAACGTTCAATTTCATTAAGTCCGCCGTGCAAGTGTATATCAACATTTACATTGCGATTTGGAACGGGCTTGTTGCCGGCGTGGAGGCCGCGTGGAACTGGATTAAGAGCGCGATTAGCGCGGTGCTCAATGTCGTGTCCGGCATCATTCGCGGCTATATCAATATTTACGTGAGCATCTTTCAGGGCATTGTCAGCGGCGTTAGCTGGGTGTGGGACGCGCTTAAGAGCGCCGCCACCTCAGCACTTAACCTCATCCTTGTTCCGGTGAACGCCGTCAAAACCGCATTCGATAAAGTGGTCGACGCTATCCGCTCCGTAATCGAATGGCTCGGAAAGATCAAAGTTCCCGACGTGCTGGGCAAGATCGGCTCCGCACTCAGCAACCTGAATCCGTTTAGCGCAACAGCAGCAGCGAGCAGCACAGCGCCGAGCGTCGTCGGAGCGCGTGGGCTCTCCGCATTCGCTGGCGCTCCCGCACTCACGAATGCGCGCAGCGTAAGCGCTCCAACAATAGTCATTCAGGGTGCGCTTGACCCGGTTGCCGTCGCTCGGCAAATCCGTCTGATTCTGAGAGCTGACGAGAGGCGGCAAAGCGGGGTGATTCTCCGATGACGACAGGAACAAGCGTCACGGTTCTTGTTGACGGCGTAGAGGCTGCGGACGGCTGCAACAGCGAGGATTACGACCAGCCCGTCATTCTCGACAACCTCTCCGTCACGTGGGGCCGCTCCGACACGATGAGTCAGCCGGAAGCCGACACGTGCTCCTTTGAAATCATGGACCCGACAGGAGAAGGATTCTCCGGAGCGGTCCGCACAGGCTCACGGATTGACGTTCTCGCGCGCGGCGTCGTGGACGAATCAGCGAGCACACCCACATTTGTCAATCCCGGATTTGAAACAGACACGGTGACGTGGGCGACGACAGGAGGAACAGCAGCACGGACCACCGTCCGCTCTGTGTCCGCGCCCTACTCGCTCAACGTCCGCCCAAGCGTCTCTAGCGCTCCGGTCGCTCTCCTACTCGCGCCCGCTCCTTTCGTCGCTCCTGGGACGGACCCAGACGCGTGGGACGACATTCCAACGGTCGAGCTGGGAGAGACGTGGACGCTCAGCGTTGCTCTCTGGCTTCCGCGCGGAGCAACAGCACAGATTCAGCCGATGCTCTTTACCGGCCCGTATTCCGCTGCTGCGACGCCGACGCCTGACGCTCCACGCATCGTCACAGGTGAAGCGCGCTGGATTAATTACACAATCGCTTACACCGTTGCTGCGGACGTAACGCGCTGGCTCGGAATGCAAATCACGCTCTCGCCTGCCGGGCTCGCATGGGACGAAATGCCGCCCACGCTGACGTGGGACACAGTTGACCCCACATGGAATTGGGACGACCTCGGCACAATGTATGTCGATGACGCGCAGGTCACGTCGCCTGCTTCTCCGAGCGCTGCAACAGTGCTCGTCTTCTCCGGGCGCGTCACGGAACTATCAGCGTCCTGGGACGACGCTGCGGACGCTCCTGTCGTCGCCGTCACCGCAAGCGGATTCACAGCCGATTTGGAGAACCGGCGCGTAGGCGATGAGCCGTGGAATGTGGAGAGCGTGGACGCGCGCTCTAACAGAATCCTGAGCCTCGCCGGACTGCCAATCAGCATTGATATCGACACGTCGATTGACCAAACGCTGTTGAGCTGGCGCGACGTAGACACGCAGGGCGCACTAGGACTGCTGCAATCCATCGCCGTTTCTGTAGACGCTGTGCTGTGGCCTGCTGTGCATTCAGCCATCGGCGCTTACCTGCGTATGGAAGATCCGGCAATGCGGCCGTCGCTGCTGAAACTCACGGAGTATCTAGGCTCGCCGCCCGTGGTCGAGCGGACAAACACCGTCATTAATCCAGACTTTGAGACGAGCCCGACAGTTGGGTGGGCGTCGTTCTTTTCGCCGACGGTCACGCGTGACACGACGGAGAAGCATTCCGGCGCTGCGTCAATGAAGGTCGTGAAGACGAACGCGACGCAGGCGCAGGGGCGCATTGCGGGCTCGCAGCCCGTGCCAGTTCCGGGCGACACATTGCACGCCGTCGCGTGGGTCAAGGGCGCCGCTGGAATCAATATGCGTCTCTCCTTTAAGAAGGATGGCGGCAGCGTCGGCTCAGGCAGTTTCGCATTCACTACTAACGGAGCGTGGCAGCGAGTCGAAACGCGCTTTACTGTTCCGGACCCTGCTGCTGCGTATTACCAACCGATGATTATTACCGCAGGAAACTCGGACCCTGTGGGCACAACGTTCTGGGTTGACGATGTTTTCTGCGAGCACAACACAGACGGGGACCCATTCACCGGTGATACCCCGGACACTGCAACTAAGAATTTTGCGTGGACGGGAACTGCACACGAAACAACCTCCACGCAGAGCACCGTGCAGACGCGCCTAATCGTCATTGTGCAGAGCGACCCCGACGAAGGAGTCAACGTCTCGGCGTGCGACGTGCTCCGCGACCCCGTGACGTGGATTCAGAGCGTCGCGGATATCGCCACACGCGCTTACGTGTCATGGAAACAACAGGGCGTAGACGAAGAGGGATTGCCCACAACGACGGACATTACAGAGGTAGAGATTGACGCGCCGCTAGAGCAGCGACACGGCACGCGCACCGTCTCTATCTCCACGGAGCTGCAATCACAGGCTGACGCCCAGGACGTTGCTTCTCGCGTTCTCGCTCGCACATCTTCTGACGCGTGGAGAGCGGGCGGAGTTACTATCGACGATGACGATTTAATGCCCGGCGACGATACGGAAATGCTGCTGTTCCTGCTGGACGGCACAAGCCGAATTGGAAGCCCGGTGGTGCTTACTGATATGCCGGAATGGGCCCCGGGCGGAACGCGCACAGGGACATATCTCGAAGGAGGCACGTACTCCTTTACCGGTGGACGCTGGGTGCTGCAATTGGTTGTTTCGTCAGCAGGTAGCGGCGTAGGACAGTCCGCACAATGGGACGAGCTGGACCCGTCGTGGACGTGGAATGAATGGGACCCGTCGCTGACGTGGAATGACCTAAGAGGCGTTGCAGCACCCTAGAAGGAAGGGAAGTCATGGCAACAACACCGGGTGGCCTGCCGTATCCCGTGGGCACAGACAAAGTGGTCGACGGCGACGACGCAATTAAGGCCCTCGCGACAACGCTGGATGACTTCAACACGCCTCGGTCGGCGATCGGTTCCAGTGGTGGACTCTCCGGAGCCGACACAGCAATTGCGACACTCGCATTGCCCGTCGGGAAGTGGGCGCTGCTCCTGACCGTCACCTGCGACTGGTCGGTTACCGGAGCGGCGCGCTACCTCATGACCATTCATGGAACCGATTGGGCAACGCTCGCCTCGACACAGGTTTATATTGCGACGACGACCGGGACGATTCCTGCGGTAATGCAGGTTGTTCGCTACGTCGTCGCCACTGCCGGGAATGTGACGTTCACCGCATATCAGCAAGGCGTGACGGGCGGGCAGGCGACTCTTGTCTCGGCAATCCTGACGGCGCGACGCGTGGCCTAAGAAACAAAAACGGAGAGAGGAACGCACATGAGTTACCAGGACATGTACGACCTGACGGTCGAGCCGTCATTTCAGCAGCGACTCACCGCAGCAGCCAGCGAGCAGGCGCTCATTTTCGTGAATGACGCGCGCCCGGAATTCGTCGCCCCGTCGCAACTCATCATTCTCAACAACGGCAACGCGCGTCCGCTTTTCAGTCTCGTAGCTGCACAGCCTGATATCTCCCAGGAGTCAGACGACCTGGAACTACTCGCGGCGTTGCAGTACGTGTGGCCTCTGTACGGCGCAGCCATTCTCGCGGCGAACGAAAGCCCAGCAGCGTGACTATGCAAGATGCAGGAGTGCGACACGTTCGCGTGCGTCTCGCGCTTGTGCTCACATTCCTGCGCTCACTCGCAGGGCGTCGAGGCTGGGCGCATGTGACGTGGCACGGACAAGGATTCACGTACACAATCTTTGCCGTCCGCGACCCGCTCGGAAACACAGCCGTCGTAACCGTGGACGATGACACGAGCGGAGAAGGAATAGGCGCAGAAGACACGACGCCTCTCCGTAAGCGTCTCGCCGAGCTGCTGGGGATACAGCCATGAGCCTTCCGATTGCGCCGCTCACAGGACAGGCAGCGATTGACAAGGCGCGCTCACGCGTCGGAGGCACAATGCCCGCTAGCGGCTACTGTCTCCAATTCACGCGTGAATGCTTTGCCGTGCCCGCTGTTTACGCGTCCGCGCGTGACGCTGGTCTAGCCGTCAATGTGGGGCATCGCGATAGAGAGCCTGCGCCGGGATCGCCCGTGTGGTTCCTTACGTCCAGCGTGTATGACCACGTGTGCTTTTACGTCGGGCCCAACGAAGTGATTAGCACCTTCAATGAGCAGATTCGCAGTTTCAACGGCATTAGTTCCATCGAGGCAAACTTTAGTGGGACGTATGTCGGATGGGGCGAGGACCTCAACGAATATCAGACGCTCGTCGGCGGCGAGACTCCGCCAGAGCCGATTCCGGAGGAGAACGATATGCCGTGGTTCATTCGTCGCAGCGACGGAGCGATTGTCATTGTGAGCCCTACGGGCGTTCGCACTGTTACCTCTGTGCAGTGGGACGTGTATAACAATCTCGGGCTCGCCGTCTTCCCGCCGGGAATGGGCTCGATGGACCCAGGCCCGTTTAACGAAATCGTCAACTCTCTGGGTGGAATCGTCGGCTGACTCATGGCCGTTGCTGGAATGCCAATCTCCGCGCGCAACGGAAGACTCCGCGCGGACGAGCTGGCGCGCGTCCGCACAGGGCAGCCGCTCGGCATTGCGTGCGCTCTGTCCTATGCGCGGCTAGACCACGCAATGCGCGTAGCGGGTCAGGGCGCATTGACGCTCACGGCTGGACTCTCCGGATATCGGACGCTCGCTGAGCAGCAGCACCTACGCAATATCGGACTCACGACAATTGCAGTAGGTCGCTCCGTCCACGGAGAAGGACTCGCCGCAGATTTCCAGCAGTTGGGCGGAATGAACGGCACGCGCTATCGCTGGCTTGTGAATCACGGGCGCGCGTTCGGATGGTTCCACCCGTCCTGGGCCACGCCCGGTTCCCCGCATCATTGGGAATACAACATTGCGCTAGACAGGCATCGCACACAAACCCCTGCGCCGCCTCCTGAGCCTGAGCCGCCCGCTGAGTCCGGCTTTCCGTGGTTCATTCGTCGCAGCGACGGACTCATTGTGATTGTGTCGCGAGCTGGCGGCGTGCGCGGACTCAGCGCTGCCGCGTGGGCGACATACGGGAATCTGGGCATGGCCGGATTTGAGCCAGGTTTCAGCAACATGGACCCAGGACCGTTCGCAGAAGTGATTGCATCGCTCGGCGGGATGCGTGGCTAATGTTCAAAGACAGAAGCGTTGTGGGCGTCGTCATCATTCTGTTTGCGCTCACAACGTGTCTCGTCCTGCTGCTGACCGGCGCAGCAGTCGCAATCATCGCCGTGTTTCAGATTGACGTTCCAGCGGCGCAGACGGGCGCAACAACGTCGTTCCTGCGTCACAGCGTGGACCTCATCCTGGCTGGACTGCTCGGGCTGCTCGCTGGCTCCGGGCGCGGCTGGAAGAGCGACGAGCAGCCCAGCGCGCTGCCGCCCGCTGCGTGACTAGAGCGTGACTAGAACCGCTCTCTGGTCCTAGTCATCTGACTAGCGGACGCGTGCGCCACGCTCAGCGCGAGCGCGTCTCGTGCGCTGTAATGCACCGTCTTGTCCGGATTTGAGCGTGCGCGCAGGCATCCAGAAGATGAGAGCGACGCTGTAAAGGTGCACGTCAGAGCGCTGCGATTGACCGGTGACTAGCAGATTGACTAGATTCTCTTTCGCACGAGTACTCCAAACAACGCGAGAGAGCAGGAACGAACATGGCTAGGAACACGCGCAAGAGCACGCAGGAAGAGCCGAGCTGGACGGAGCCGACGCCGCTGCTGGACGAGGGGACGCTCTACCTCGCGCACGACCGTTACGTCTGCGGACGGATGGAGTGCTGCGGGGTGACGGCGCTCTACACGCGTCAGACGCTCGGCGGCGCTCCGGTGCTGGACGTGACTCCGGAGGAGGTCGCTGCGTGGCAGACGCTCCACGACGGAGCGCCGCTCGTCTGCCAGTGCGGCAAGGTCGTTGCGACGTTCGAGGCGCTGCGTCCGCTCGCAGAGATTGAGCGCGACGCTGAGAGCGCTGGGCTCATGAAGAAGAAGCGCGCTCCGCGTGCGCGGAAGGCTCCGACGCTGACGCTCGTCCCTGCTCCTGTGAGCGCTCCGGAGACGACGGACGCACGCGAGGAGCGGAAGCCCGAGAAGAGCGCTCAGCGACGCGGCCTGACGTGTCAGTGGGTCGCCTGCGACAAGCGCGCGACGAGCGTTCGCGCGCTCGCCGGGCAGAAGTGGTCTGTCTGCTCGGAGCACTCCGCATGAGCGCGCACATTCCGACGACGGAGACGACGCGCGGCGAAACGAACGGAGCGTGCTCCTGCGGGTGGAGCATGAACTACGCGTATTCCGGCGACATTCCGTGGAGAGAACAGCAGGCAATGAAGGACGCACAGCAGCACGCAGACAAGGAGAACGCGCGATGAAGATTGCAGAAGAGGCACGCATTGACGGCAGCACGCGCTTTCGTGTGCAGCACAAGGACCCGGTAAAGCCGGGTCGCTACACGACGCGTCGCTTTGACGAGAAGCGCGACGCAGCAGAATTCGTGCGACGCGCAAAGTTGGAACTGTCCGCAGCAATTGCGTGGGACGAAGAGCGACGCGGCGGCGTCACTTTCCGTGGACAGGCAGGACGCACGTTCATTGACTACGCAACGGATTACGTCAATGCGCAGACGGACGTTAAGCAGGGCACGCGTGAAGCAGGACACGCGCAATTGCGCATCATTGCTCAGATTGATTCGTTCGCTCACTTGCAGATGGGCGCAATTACGCGAACGGATTTGGAGACGTTGAAGACGAGCCTTTCCGCTCTTCCGTCGCGTCGTGGCGAGTCGCTGAAATCGCGCACAAAGAACGGATTGCTCCGCACCGTCTTTGCCGTCATTCGTCACGCAGCAGCAGTGAACGACATTCCGCGCGACGTGACTTTCCGGGTGAAGAAGTTCCGCGTTGACGACGCAAAGGAAACGTGCCCCATCACGGTTCCGGAATTCGACTCCATCCTTATTCACGTCAAGCCTGAGCGGCGCGCAATTTTCCGCTTGCTGCTGGACTCCGGTCTGCGAATCTCGGAAGCACTCGCGATGCAGTGGCGCGACATTAGCGAGACGAGCCAGGGCATCTATCAGATTGCCGTTTGGCCGACGGACTCGCAGCGGGGAAAGACTGACAAGGCGCAGCGAATCACGACCATTCCTGCGGACACATTCAAACTGCTGACGCGCGACGACGAGACGCACGTTTTCACCGCGACGTATTACGCGCTCTCGAACGAATGGCGAAACGCTGTGCAGCGCGCACAGTCCGGGTTGCACGCGACGGAATTCCCGGTGCTGACGAAGACGCCCAGCATTCACGACCTGCGACACACGCACGCGGGCTTCCTGATTACGGAATGCGGAATGAACCTCGCGCTCGTCGCTGAGCGTCTGGGTCACTCTGACATTTCCGTGACGCAGAAGTATTACGGGCGTTTGGTCACGGAGCAGGCACACGACCTCGGCGTGCAGATTGCACGCAGCATTCCGCGCGGCGTCGTGGAGTAAGCACTCCTGTTCCGGGTGGACGCGTTCCCCGCACTAACTGCGATGCGCAGTGGGAATGCTTGTCACCTTCCGACGCGGGGAACGCGCCCACCCGGAACAGCAGTGAAAAGCACGCTGGCTGCTCGCCAGACGCGACAGAAGCCCGAATGCGTCCCACACGATGCGTTCGGGCTTCTGCTGTCTCTAGCGAGCGCGCAGGGGGAGGGAACGCTGCGCTAGCGACATTTGCGGCTCTAGGGTTCCTGCTGCTCTTCTGCGTCCAGTGATTGCGTCCGTGCGCGCTCGTCCTTGTCCAGCGCGGTGCTCGCAACAGCCTCCACAGCGAGCGGCCACGGAACGCCCCGCTGCAAGAGCTGGGACAAGAGTTCCGGATTGCTGCTCATCGTGGAGCGCTCTTGTCTACGCCCGGACGCGCTCTGTTCGTAATGACGATGGAGCCATCGTCACGGAGATTGATTCGCGATACATCGCCGTTCGTGAGTCGCAATGCTGCCTCCATGATGAGCGGGTCAACGTTCCGCCGATTGACGGGCACAGGCTCAGGAACAACGCGCATGGGTCGCGGACGATGGAGCACCGTTCTCTCTGAAACAACGCGCGTCACTGTCTGCGGGCTCAGTCGCATTACGTCGCGGATATCCACCTGCTGCCTCATGACGCCTGCTGCTTTGCGTAGCGGGCGCGGATATCCGCGAGCACGCCGAGCGAGTCGCCCAACTGCTCCGCAAAGGTGAAAAGCTGGGGAGTGTGCACAGCGTCGTGCTGCTTCCTGCCGTGCATTCCGAGCACCTGCGGAGCCGTGAATACCTCTCCGTCAATGGGGCACGTGAGACCGAGCAGCGTTGCAGGCTGCACGCCGTGCTCACGCTGGCAATGCAGGTCCCACGCGGACGTGCCGACGATGCTTTCTCCGTCCACAGGGCAGACGCGCGGCACAGCATTCCTTGCGTGAACAATCGCGCGTGCTGCCTCCAAACGCGCGCGCTCTTCCTGCGGCACATTCTCCGGAGCCCACCACTTCTGAGCGATGAACTCTCCGCGCGGAGGCTCCTCCGACGCGAGCAATTGCAGAGCGTTGAGCGCTGCTGCGTCTGACGCGCTCAGACGCTCCGCGACCTCGCGGACGCTCAGACCCTCCGGAGCGTCCCGGAGCATCGCGAGCACGAGCGGCAGACGCTCTCTCGTCTCCCTCTGCAACTTCTTCCCAGCAGCGATGCTCTCCGCACTCTCCTGCGTTGCTGTGGGCGTCTCTGAGCGCTCAGGAGACGGCTCCGGAGCACTAGGAGCAGCCTGCTCCTTCCGTCGCGGCTCACGAGCAGCAGGCGTCGTCCGCGTGAACTTCTCACGCTGCGTGAACGTCTCCGCTCCGTAGAGCTGGCGCAGGTTCTCCGCGACTGCCTCGCGAGGGTCAATCGCTCCGTCCGTGAGCAGGCCGAATGCCTCTAGGAAAGCGACGAGCGGAGTAAAGCGCTCCTGGTCGCACACGGGGCACAGGTCAATAGCGAACGTGCCTCCGTCCACAGCGATTGTGTGTGCAAAAGCAGCGGGGATATCTTCCCCCTTCTGAGAATGCACGTCGCACAGATGAACGATTTTCAGCGCCATTTTCACTGCCTCCCGTTGTGGTGGTGCTCCGCAATGTACCGCTCCACGCTCTCTGTGACTACGCGCAACATGCCGCGTACCTCCGTCGCGTCTAGCTCGCTCGCGTCGACCATGCGGCGGACTGTCCAGCGCGAGACGCCGAGCATCCGGCCTGCCTCCTTCATGGACACGTGTTCCGCGCGTCTCGCGGCTGCGTTGTCGCTGGTCACAAGCGCTTTCCCTCCGCGTGTCGGGCCCCGTCACCCGTTCGAGTGAGTCAATCAGTACCACCCCGACACGTGTTGCGCAAGGGCTCTGCTCCGGAGATGTGACGACGCTCCCTGCGCGTTGTGACTGTCGGACAAATGTCCAGACAGTTGCCTCGGGGTGTGGCCACACCCGGAGCAGGAGGTAGCAACGCGTGCAATGGCGAGCAGCGCGTTGTTCGTGGTGCACAACAAAGCAGCGCGTAGCCCACGTGTCGTTTAGTGCCGTGCGGCGCAGAAAGAACCGGCGTGTAATTCGTGTTCTGCTCTTGCGTGACTACCGACGACGGTGGTTGCGTCGGAGACACAACAAAACACGAGCACGGAAGGAGCAATGTGGCGGCAGAAGAGCCGCAGACGCTCACAGTCGCAGATATCGCGAATGACCTCCGAATCTCGCAGCGAACAGTAATGCTCATGGCGCAATCGCAGGAATTGCCCATGTTTAAGGTTCGCAATCGGTGGCGCATTAGTCGCACTACTTATCTCGAATGGAGAGATAGGGAAGAGCAGCGATATCGACCCGGAAGGCGCAGAAGGTGAGACTGAGAGCGTACAAAGGCAAACCAGAAACCCCACTCCTGGAAATCATGCCGCCAATCTACGGCAGCATATCGACTGCATTTGAATTCGCGCTATTCAGATTGCAGCACACGCACGACACGACACACGAGATTCTGAATGACTATCTGAGAGAGGTTGGAGCATGAGCCCTAAGAAGAGCGACGACGGCATTACTTTCCTGCCGCCGGATGCAGCACCGCCCGAGGCCACAGCGCGCCAGCGTTACACGCGCTGGGCGGAGGTTCGCGACCAGTTGGCCGCTAACCCGAATGTGTGGGCCATTGTTCTGGAACAGCAGAACGGCGAGCCCGGATTTAACAGCGTGCACGGAAAGAAGGTCGCGCTGACGAAGGACCACCCGGAGATTAGCGCGGAGGTCCGCACGGAGAACGGCGTTCGTCGGCTTTACGCGCGCTTCACGGCATGAACGCCGACGCGCTCCCCCTGACGCTCAACGAGAAGAGCCACAGATACACGCTCTTTGGAAAGTGGGTGCCGGGTGTTACGTCCATCGTTGACGCTGGACTGCCTAAGCCCGCTCTAAAGCGCTGGGGGGAGCGCGTCGTTGCGGAGACTGCTGTTGACCAATTGGAGACGCTAGGGCGCGTTCTCGCGACGATGGGACGGCAGCCAACGATTGACGCTCTCGCTGCTGCTCCTTACGAACAGATGAAGACGGCGCAGATTCGCGGCACGACGATTCACGCTCTCGCGGAGCGCGTCATTCACGGCGAGCCCGTCGAGGTTCCGCCCGAGCTGGCAGAGCACGTGCGCGGATACATCGCGTTTCTCGAAGCATTCGACGTTGAGCCAATGGCAACCGAGGCGATGATTGCGAATCGTCATTTCTGGTACGCGGGGAAATTCGACCTGCTCGCCACGATTCGCGGCAAGGTGTGGCTGTTGGATTTGAAAACGTCACGCGCTGTTTACGAAGAGACGGCGTTGCAGTGCGCTGCATACAGTCGCGCGGATTTGTGCATCGTCAATGGCGTCTCCGTCGGCTTCCCCGTCGTGGACAAAATCGGCGTTGTCCACGTCACAGACAACGGCACGCGTCTTTACGACCTGGGAGACATTAACGCGGCGTTTGACGAATTCCTGTCGTGCCTCTCGACGTATAACGGCGCGCGTCGCAGGAAGAAGGAAATTGACCTGGAGGTGCCTGTTGCGCCATGAGCGAGATATACGAACAAGACTCATTGTTTGATCCCGCACCCGGAATCGTTGGACACGCACACCCGGAAACGTCACACATTGCCGCTAGTGAAGTGGAGCCGCGCACAGGCACACAACGTCGCCGCGTTCTCGATTACCTGCGTGAAGTGGGCGATTTCGGAGCGACGGATTCAGAGATACAAACGGCGCTAGACATGAATGGAAACACGGAACGTCCGCGACGCATTGAATTAGTTTCAGCCGGCCGCGTTGTGGACAGCACGAAGCGCCGCATTGTTGACGGTCGCCCTGCAATCGTTTGGGAGGTAAAACCGAATGACTGAGATTGTGTCGTTCACAGGAAACGACGCAGCCGGAAAGTTAGTGCAATGGGCGGAAGCGGCGTCAGCAGCACAAGCGCTCGCACAGCAGTTGTGCCGCACTGCGTTTGTCCCGGACTCCTTCCGGCTCACAGCAGGAGAGAGCGAGGCGGCACAGCGAGACAACGAAATTCGTATCGGCAACGCGACGGCTGCATTGCTTCTCGGCGCTGAGCTGGGACTCGACCCAATCGCGTCATTGCGTGCTCTCTACGTCATTCGTGGACAGGTCGCGATTTACGCCCGCATGAAGTTGGCGCTGCTCCTCTCGCGCGGACACAAGGTGTGGACGGAATTTGAGAGCGACGAAAAGATTGTCGTTGCCGGATATCGCAGGGATGACCCGGAGCACGTCCAGCGCGTTACGTGGGACGTTGCACGCGCGGAGCGTGCGGGCTTCACGCGGAACGACCTCTATCGAACCAACCCGCGCGCAATGCTGTTCGCTCGCGCGTCGTCGGAACTGGCGTCGAGGCTCGCGCCCGACGTTCTCGCAGGCATTCCGGAGGACACAGCGGAAGAGCTGGGAGCACGCCTGAGCGCTCCTGCGGACGCTCCGGGCGGCAATGTGACTGTCCAACTGTCCCCACGCGCTCAGGGAGCGCCTGTGCGTGCTCTCGCGCCCGTTGTGGACGTGGAGTTGCCGAGCGTGGACCACGCGGAGCGCGCGGAGAACCGGAAACGCGCACAGCAGCGCGCAGCGGAGGAGCGCGCAGCACGAGAAGCGCTAGAGCAGGAAGCGGACGCACAAGCGACAGACAACGACACGACGAAAGAGCCGTATGTGCAGCAGGAGCAGCGCGAGGAGGAACCGATTGCAGATCGTCAGCAGAGCGACGAATTGCCGCTAGAACTACCGGAGGAAGAGCCCAAGATAACCAGCGCACAACGCGCAATCATGCACGCGCTATTCCGTGCGCAGGGCTGGAATCAGGACACGTACCGAGAATTCACGCGCAACACTCTCGGTCGGAAACTGGAAACAACGAACGACCTCACCGTTACTGAGGCGTCTTTCATGATTGAACACATGAAGGAATTGGCGGGCGAGAGCGATGCAGACGAAACAGCGCCTGAGTAGCGCTGAGGTAGTCGAGCTGGCAGACATTACTTACCGCCAGTTGGATTACTGGACACGTCAACGCTGGGTCACGTGCACACCGCAAATGCCAGGCTCAGGACAGACGCGCACATACACGCTGGACGAAGCAAAGCGCGTCGCACTCATGGCAAAGATGGTCGACGCAGGAATTCCACCGCTAGACGCACACATGCTGACGCTACGCGGCGAATATGACGCAGAAGGAGTGTTCCGCGCGTCGCTCTTTGGGCACGTCTACGTGGAGGTGTTCCCGTGAGCAACGACAAAGCAGCAGCGACATTCCACCCGGGCACGAGCAAGGCGCGTCGCTGGATAGTCGCGGTTGACGTTCCGTGGGCGACAGAAGTTGTCAGCATGAATGCACGTTCGCACTGGACGAACACACACAGACAGATTCAGGCATTGCGTGCGCGTGGAGCAGCCGTCGCGCGAGCTGCAAAGCCTGCAATGCCGCGCTTCGACAAGGCGACCGTCGTTGTCTACATGCTGTTTCCGGACCGACGACGCAGAGACATTCAGAATTACCACAAGACACTCAAGGCATTGATTGACGGAATGGTAGACGCCGGGCTATTGCCTGACGACGATTCACAACACCTGTTCGGCTTCGATGTGCGGACGTGGATTCACGGCGTCGATGAAGAGGTCGATTCGCACATTGTTGTGCGCAATACGTCGCGGCCGTCGCTCTCGCTCGTCTTCGTGTTTGAAGGATTCTTGCGGTGAAGTTCCGTGAGGTTCGCTCCTATGAATGTGCGACGAGCCAGCACAGCGCTTGTGACGGCTCGGAATGCGGCTGCTCCTGTCACCCGCTCTACCCACATTGGGACGATGATGATTACTGGGAGGAAGTAGAGCCGCCCGATGCAGACGAATGACGTTTACGAAGAATTCGCCGGACCCGGAGGCTGGGACGAAGGATTAGCACTCCTCAACAGCAGCGCTCACATAGTCGCAGGCGTGGACATTTCCAATGACGCGTGCACAACAGCAACAACGGCAGGGCACAAGCGTTTGTGCGCGGACGTGCGCTCAATCGATCTGGACGAGCTGGGGCGCAACATTGGAGGTCACATCTCGTCGCCGCCGTGCCAGACGTTCTCTCAGATGGGCAACGGACGCGGGCGCGCGTCATTGAGCGCGCTTGCTGACGCAGCCGCCGTCGTGCTCCACGGTGCGAACACAGACGAAGCATTAGAGCGTTACGGGCTGGACGAGCGCTCAGCACTGGTTCTGCGTCCGCTCGTCGTCGCCAGAGCGCTTAAACCGCAATGGATAGCACTAGAGCAAGTGCCGCACGTGCAAGCGCTCTGGAACGTCTACGCCGTGCTCCTGCGCAGCGTCGGATATCGCGTCGCAACAGGACAGGTGCACGCGGAGCAATTCGGCGTTCCGCAGACACGCAAACGCGCTGTGCTCCTCGCACACGCAACGCACAGCGTGTCACTACCGCAGCCGACGCATTCCGCTTACTACTGGCGTTCCCCGGACAAGCGCGACCCGTGGGTTAAGCCGTGGCTCAGCATGGGCGACGCATTAGGGCCTAGCTGGACGCCCACATTTCGCGACCAAAGCGGCACGACATATGACCCGGAATGGCCGTGGAAACGTCCAGCAACAGCAATCGCAGGGCGCGGGCTCGTCCAGAATCCGGGTGAAACAGCAAACCGCTTTAACAGCAGCACGAAGTCACGCAATGACGGTGTGCGAATCAGCGTGGAGGAAGCGGCAGTGCTGCAATCATTCCGACGCGACTACCCGTTTGCAGGCTCGCAATCGTCACAGTTCCAGCAAGTGGGCGACGCAATTCCTCCGCTCCTCGCGGCAGCACTCCTCCGTCAAGTCATCTAATGCGCTGGGAGCATCGTTCGCTCTTCGACGTAGAGGACGAGACGCAGATTGCACATGTTCGCGACCTCACAACAGCGCACGTCTCGTCAAAGGATATGGAGGAATTCGCGGCGCGCTATCACTACACAGGGCTACCCGGAAACGCGAGCTGGCGATGGGGCCTGTGGCACGAAATGACACTCTACGGAGTCGTTGCCTACAACCTTCCGACAATGACGCTCTGCGAGTCCATCTTTGGAAAGGAGCACTGGTCGCACGTCTGGCACATGAGCCGACTAGCGCTAGCGGAGATTGCGCCGCACAACAGCGAGAGCCGTCTCATCGGAGGCTCACTCCGAGCGATAGAGAAGGAGTTTCCGCACGTCTGGGCAGTGCTGACATACGCAGCACAGGACGCAGGACACATCGGCTACGTCTACCAGGCAACAAACGCGATTTACACGGGCACAGGCGGACAGGCGTATTACTACATCGACCAGAAAGGACACATGCGCCCGACGTATGACGGGCGTTTCATCGGACCGACAGAAGCGGAGTCGCGCGGCTGGACTGTGCACAAGAGTCTTCCGAAACATCGGTACGTCTACATTCTCGGCAACAAGAAACAGCGACGTGAGCGGCGCGAGCTGCTGCGACTGGACGAATACCCCTACCCAAAGCCGGATGACGCGCATGGGCGTATATAACGCGTCTGCTGCTCTGCGTGTGCTGCCCGACAAACTAGGGCCAGCACCGCGACTCACGCTCATGGCAATGGCGTTCATGACGCTGGACGCGCCCACAGAGCGTCAACCCGCGCGTCTGTATTACGGAGGTTGGCAATTGGTGTGCATCCGCATGGGCTTTCTGCCTAGTGACGATATGCGGAAGCGCTTCATTCGCGACGTTGCGACGCTGCGGAAAGCGGGTTTAGTCGAGATTGTGGAGCCTGGATATCGAGGCCACGCAGCCGTTTACAGGCTCTTGCTTCCTGTGGATAAGTCGCAAGAATCTGTGGACAACGGAGAGTAATGGGCTACACACAGCGGACCCAATCCGGAGCGATTGGGCTACGTGAGCGTGACCCTAATGGGTCCGTTTCCACGTTGTAATGGGTCCGCTGTGGCGGACCCCAAGAGGTACTAGAGATAACAACCAGAGATACAACAGATTGCGCTTAGGCTCACCGTTGACGCTCCTGTGGATATCTCGGAACAGCACTTGCAGATTGGACACAGAGCAATGACGGACGCACAACGAATGGCAGCACTACTCCGCGACGTGCTCAACGACAGACTAGGGAACAGCACACAAGCGCATTTGGCATTCGAGGTCGCGTCATTGCGTGCATACGTGTTCGCAACACTCGACGCAATCGACCACGTGAAGCAGCACGTTGAGCGCGACGAGATAAGAGACAAAGCACAAATGCTAGAAGCGCTCACACACATAACCACAGCACTAGAGAACCGCATAGCAAATCTAGAAGACGTGCGACTGGAGCTGCGACGCACCGACCCACACACACGCACATGAACAACGGTGCTCCTCGCGTCTGGGCGTATGTGCTCCTACGTCCTCCACGCAATGGCTACTCACGGACGCCTGAGCACGCCTCAGACGCTCTAGCAGGGCCGCTCTGGACTGAGACACGCGGACGTGGACGCTGGGCCCCTGAGGGGGATTCTGGGCAGGAAGGAAGCAGCGATGCCTAACGATGAGTCACAGCACCCGCGCTTCATACCCAATGGCCCACCCAGCAATGTGCAGTACAGCAAAGAGAAGAACACCACTGCATACAGGAAAGCGCACAAGCAACTAAGACAACGACTCATCGCACAACTACCCACACCCTGCATTAGATGCGGCAAAGTCATACCCGCAGGCATAGACAGCAAACTCATACACCTAGACCACTACGTCACAGCAGCACGAGACGGCGGACTCGCAGGAGAAGGAGCACTAGCACACAGACGATGCAACGAACAAGACGGAGCAGCATTCACAAACAGCAGACGCCGCACGCCAAAACAAAACGCCATTGAATCGAACAGCAGTGCCGATTCTGAAAATTCTGCCGAGGCTGCCGACCGCCCGGGTTTTTCTGAGCGCGCCGCTGGGAGC